TCTAACATTAGCTACAGCAATAGTACCTGAAGTACCTTGATACAAAGTTTCAAGAGTAATAGAGTTAGGAGAATTAACTGCAGCTACTTTGTAAACAGCTGTTGATGTAGTTGTTCCACCTAATTTAATCCAATCTCCAGCAGATACGTTAGTTACTGTACCATCTAAAGTTACAATATAAGAATTATAAGTAACACCAAAGTTAGCTACAGTTCCTGTAATTGCAGCATCAGTAGCACTTGTGATATTTTCAAATCTAAGGTATCCATTTGCAGGTTCTTGAGAAAAATTCTTAATACCATTTTTAGCAAGTAACAAAGCTAATTCTTCTTGAGTACCAGTAGCGTCAGTTTTAACAGGACCAGCAAACAAACTCATAGGTTGAGAACGGTTAGCTGCGTCGTTATCTCTTTTACGCACTTTAATCCAGAAATCTGTATTACTAGCTACAGGAAGAGCTCCAGTTGTACCGTTGTAACCAATAACAGTAATTTGTTGTTGTGCTGCACGGAATTTTGCAATAGAGATTTTTACTTTTCCTTTAGTTAATACAGGAGTTTTCATTAAAGGGTTTCCAACACCTTTACCTTGTACAATAAAGAATTGATCTCCATCAGTCAAACCTGAAATGGCGTTAATTCTTCTTAAACCTACATCAGTAAGTACTACAGCACCGATAGCTAAATTAGCATCAGTAACAACTGTACCTACAGCAGGCAATCCAGTAGTTGCTTGATTTACATCACTCAAGATTACTGAAAACACATTGTTTGCTTTACGTAACATTTTATTTTAATTTAAAGTTAATATTTAATAATTTATTCTAAATCTTTAAAGCCTTCTATTATAGGGACTTTTTGATCTTTTGTTCTTTGCATCATTAAATCTGTTGCTATATCTACTACTACTACATGAGTGGAAGTATCTAATTCACAGTTTCTCTGATTTGCAGGAGTATCTCTGTCTACTACTATGTCTTGTGGATTTTTAAGATAACGCATATAATAATTTGTTATGTTAAAAGTTCCATCTGTAAATAATTCATGTCGTTTTGCTGTTGCAGGACTTGCAGGATTAATTCCTGAAACAAGTCTTTCATACTCAGAACGCCATACTCTACAGTCGCCAGTTTCTTTATAAAAAGGTCTTTTGTATTTACTCCAATTAAACCTTTGCATTTCGTTATGGGCGATAGGAACTATGTATCCTACAATAAATCTATCTGTACCACATTCTTTTTTATCTATTACACATTCTTCGTATATAGTATACATGTGGTCAGACGGTAAATCAAAGAACTTTCCTACTACATTATTATTCACAATCACGCCTGCTTGTGAAGCTGAAACTGTTAGAGCATTGGCATTTTTAATTAATGCCGCTAATCCTTGGTTTCTTATTTCAATTTCTTGGAAGCCTTTTTGTTTTCTATTGTTGACTTCATCAAAAAACTTTTTTACATATAACTGCTGGGCTTCTGTCAATACTGAAGATAAATCAAAATCTTCGTATCCTGGGGAACCAAAACTAGAAACTCTATCTAGTTTTTCTTCCAACAAATCTGCCATTTGGTTTGCAGTCATTTTATCCTCGTTTTGTTAATTCAATTTTAGCTTTAATTCTTAATTTAACTTCTTGGTTTTCAGGATCAGTAAGATAATTAATTGTATCTGTTAAATCACCTAATTCCACTCCGTTATCTAATACATATCGCTTTTCACCTTTACGTATAATAGCTCCTGCTTCAATTGCCTCTTGTACAAAAATTCTATCATTGTACTGAGGATGATTAACTATTTCTAAGAAATACTTAGGGTTATTATCTACCACATTAAGTACTTCTCCTTTTAGCCAATCTTCTGTAGCTGATGCAGGAATTGTTCTACCTAAAGATTTAATAAATCCAATAATTGCTTTTTTGCTGTTTGTAATTTCTGCAAACTTAACAAATGCTTGAGCTTTAATATTTGCTTCTTCTAATTTTTGAGAAGTAACTTTAGACTCATCTACAACCATGAATTCATATGTAGCTTTTAAATTACGTTCATCATATGATGGACATATTAAAAGTTTATTTGACATTAATATCAAATATTTCAACATATCTAAAGGATGATTTAAATTTAGAGTAGTTCCTTCTTTTGTAAGTATTACTCTACCTCTTCTATCACTTCTCCAGAAATTTTTTTCTGTTTGAAGTGTAGGATTTAAATCAACTCCTAATTCTTTTTCAAAGAACTCTTTTTGTGTCATCCCGTTAGGGAAGCTCTCCATGTATTTTTGGATTTTAACTCTACGTTGGTCATCCAAAATTACTTTTACTCCTCCTCCTTTAATTTCGCTATTAAGTGGAACTTGATAGCTACGTTTTGTTTTGTTGTACATGAAAGGATCTTTTTTTCTATCCTGTCCTGCTACTAATAAAGTACTCCATTTTCCAGAAGATTCTACAGGTTTAATACTGATTATTCTATCTTGTAAAAATGTTCCGTAAATTACTTTTTCTTTTTCTTTTGTTTCCATTTTGCTGTCTTTAATTTTAATTTTCTCCGTTGTTTACTAAAACGCTCTCCCCAGGCTTTCACCTCTGGGGATGAGCGATTCTAGTTTGGTTTATCATCTTTCAACCAAAAGTCGTAAGTCAACAACTTTAGTTGGGTCTTCGATCATCATACCACCCCATTTTTGGAAGTGTACTTCGTATCCGTCTACACGAGAAGCTACCATTTTAGGTGAACCTTTTCCTGCAGGTGAGAAAGGATCTCTCATACCTGGGATATAAGCCCAATTGTATTCAGGAACTCCTTTTGGTTTAACTCGGTAAATACCTGCGTTATCTCCGTAGTCAAGAGCAAGGATTCTGTGAGATTCTACAATACCTTTTCCATCTGGGTGTCTTTGTGGAAAGTAAACATCATCATCAAAGAAATCTAGGATTTCTACCATGATAGTTACTCCGTTATACCACTCATAAACATTCCATTGTGGCTCCATTAAACCTTTAGTGTTTTTACCACCTAAGTTTCCTGGATTAGTATTAGAAGTCAAGAATTTATCAGAGATAACTGTAAATTTACCTGAACCTGATTTAGCATTGATTTGCTTAGAGATTTCAATAGCACCAAATTCACCTGTTAACAAGTGGATAGTACGTTTTCCACGCTCTAATTTACCAACACCCATATCTAACAATAATTCTAAATGCCAATCAAGGTCATAAGTATTATAGTAGTGTACGTTAGAAGGAGCGATTTGCTCAAAGAAACCTGAACCTGACTCGATAGCATATTTAGTCTTATCATCTTTGTTAAGATATTTATGATCTGCTGTCCAGTTTTTCTTACCGTATACAAGCATTCTTGCAAACATTTCTTCACATTGGTGATGAGCAACTAAATCTTGGTAGTTAATCCAAATAGACTCAGTTTGTCCTTTGTAATTAAATCCAAATTCTAATGGTTCGTTTTTACCTTTGTTAATAGTATTACCTGCTACTTCATATTCCATTCTCATAGTTGCAGGACGGTTTTCCATTCTCCAAGGAGAAGTGAAATACGGCTTAGAACCTTGGTAAGAAAGAGTTGAAGGAGAAAGTGAATAATACTTAGACCAACGAGTACCGATAGCAAGCTCTTCAGATGGTACAGATTTAGTAGCATTGTCTGTTACTAATTCTACTTCGTATTTATAACGAGAACCAGCATCCATAGCTTTTTTAACTAATAGATGATAATCATCAACTTCTCCACGAAGAACGTTAGTTTCTTCAAATAGAGGTTCGTCAAAGATTAAGTAAAAACGCTCACCGTTAGCACCTACGTTAGCAGGGAAAGTACCTGCAGAAATAGTAAGGCCGTTGATTGTTTCAGCATCAACTAATGGTAAGTTTTTGTCATGTTGTCCTTGCAACATCCAGTTGTAGAATCCATTTTCTTGTTCTACTTCTTTAACAGGAAAACGATCTACGAATTCACGAAGTTTACCTTGTAGATTAGTTTTGTAGATTTGTTTAATCACATTGCTAATCAATTGTGGTTTTTGTTGGTACAATGAGTAAAAGTGATTATCAGTCACTAACCCGTTGTAATCTTTAGCTTCGTACTTTTGTAATGGAAGTAATTGAGCCATTGTTTTTTAATTTTTAAATTGTTAAACGGTATAAATTAATTATTTTTTAAATGCATTTTCTAGCATATTTAAAATACTATCTGTTTTTTGAGAAGTCTCTACAGATGTATTTCTTCCTACGCCTCTTTGTTCTTCAGCTGCAATGATTTTATCTAAATCATTAATAGCTGCAGTTTTTGCGACAGTTTTAAGCTTGCTAATATCTGGCTTAAACTTGCCGTCTTTATCTAGATTAAATAAACCTAAAGTATCATAGTAGTTAATCAACATTTCAAACTCTACAGGATTTCTTTGTTGCTTATACATTAAAGAGTTAAATTCTCTTCCTGTTTGTGGGTCTTTATAAACTGGATTTAAGATATTACTTTTTAGTTTATCTCTTGTCGGTTTATTAAGATTTAATCCATCTATGAAACTTTCTCTACTATCTATATGATTTATTAAATTTTCAAATGCTTTTTCTTGCGCTTTTATCTGTGCTTGAGTCTTTTCTTGTTTTACAGCCTTAGCTTGTTCAACATAACTATTAGCCTCTGCACGTAACTCAGGAATTGCTTTTAACGCTTTATCTTTTAACTTTCCTACTGATACAGCATCTTCTATAGCATCTATAGCATCTTGATCAGAAAAGTTTTTAGATTTTAATAAATCAAAGTAAACTTGTTTTTGAAGATTTTCATCTTCTGATAAGGTTTGTTCATCTATACTATCAAAGAACTCTAATCGTTGAGCCATCATAATAGCTTGGTCAGTTTCGTCAAATGCATCTTCGATTTCTAAGAATCTTTTCTTTGCAGCTGGCATGTTAGCTTTCCAAGCTTTTTCTGCAGATTGAAATTTATGTTTAACTGTTTTATCTACTAAATCTTTTATAGTATCTAAATTTCCAGGTAACTTATCAAGTTCTTCTACTTGTGCTGCAGTTAAAATTCCTGCATCTAGAAGTTCTTTCATCAATCCTTTATAAATAGCTTCGTTTTTTGTAAGGTCTACATTTGGTTTTGTAGGTTCCGTACTAGGGTTTTGGTTAACTCCCTCACCTGTTTCCGTTGAAACAGGCTTAAATATTTCACCATCATCTTCTCCTTGACTAGGTGTTTTATCTTCAGATTCTTCATTGTTGGCTACTGCAGAATTTAATTCTTCAGGAGACATGATTTCTAAACCCTCAAATAAGTTTTCATTCTCTGTATTCATTTTGCTGTCGTTATTAAGTTACAATATTAAAATTTTTTTAATAAATTAAATTATTAATTTTTATAAATTCTCTATAATTCTATAGCTTTATCTTTTAGCTACAGGTCTGTTTTTCTGAATCTCTAATGCTTTAGCTTTTAATTCTTCGTTAGCTTTATTAGAACGTTCTGTCTCTGCTAGTTTATCTCTTTGTAAAGAAATATTTTCGTTTTTATAATTTTCTTCTACTTCAGTGCGTCTTAAATCTAACTCATCTGCAATGCCATTACTATCTGAATCTAGTAAGCCAGATTCTGTGCGGTAATTATTTCCCTCTTCTCTTAAAGCTGCTATAGCAATGTTTGCTTGTATTTGCTCACGTTTAACTGCTATTTCATCCTCATGCTTTTTCATTTCAAACTCTTGTTTCATCTTAGCTTGTTGATCAGCAAGTTGCGCAGCTTGTTGTTGTTGCTGTAATTGTTGTTGTTGCATTTGCTGGTTCTCTTCTCTAATTTTTCTAGCAGAATCTTCTAGTTTTCTAGCAATTTCTTGTACAGATTCTGATTGAGAAATAGTAATTAAATCTGCAATAGTTGCTTGGCCATTTTGAATAGCTGCTTGTGAAAGAGAACGTAAATCGTTAAACAATTGCTGGTCAGCAGAAGAGTTAGAAAGATGTAAGTCATATTCTGTAGAGCAGAACTCATCAAAGTGGGTAATTAATTGCTGCCCTAAATCGTCTAGTAAATACTGTCCTTTTTTAGGATTAGTTTTATAAGCAAACTTACAGCATTCTAAGAATTTAGTAAGAACTCTTTTTCTAAAGTTATTATCTATAGCAAACCATTTTTCTGTAATATGAGATGTTTGTGCTACTTCTCTTTCTACATTATTTACTGCTTCTCTATTTTGTATTTGTCCTTCGCGCGCGCCTGATACTCCTGCAAGTTTACCTAATGTGTTTTCTATATCTAACATTAAGTTAGTATACATTGATATTTCATTAGGATCACCTACTTGTATTTGTTGTGCTGTTAAAGTATTAAAACTTCCTGCAGATTTACCTTGAGACGGTCCTTTAAGTATTTCATTAGTAGGGTCTAACCAAGCAAATTTGTTGATAGTCACATATCTCATCCATTCTTTTGGATCCCAGCCTGAAGGAACAAGTGATGCATTGAGTGCAGTAAAGGACCCCTTATATGTGGCTATTGCAAGTTCCCTTTTATAGTAAGCAATATCATAAGAATACGCCAAGGGTTTCATAACATCCATAAGAGATTGGACCTTATAATCATTAGTAGAATTAACAGAACCTACATATGGAGGGGTCCCTTTAGATTTATTAACTAAAGATTTACTTGCAAATGGTACAGGACGCATTACAGTGTAAATATGGTCGGCTATCTTTGTACCTTCCATCCACTCATTGACCCATATCCACCTAACTGTTTCCCCTAAAGTTTTATTAGGTTTGTAATCTTCTGGCACATAATCTTTTTGTTGATTGCCGTCTTCGTCTATATATGTTAATTCTCCTATTTTACGTCTTGATCTCCAACATACTTTTAAAACTCTTACGTTTCCATAAGTATCAAAAGCTCCTGCAAAAGTTCTAACTCCCATCTCATTAGGATGGAAAATATTTAGAGCTCCTTGTTCGCCATAATAATCATATACTGATATATCTCTATTAAGCCCTATTCCTCCGCCTGAACCCATAGAAGCATCTACTTTTCCTCTTTCTAGAAAATCTATATCTTCAGGTTTAAGAGTATCCCAATAATCATCTATTACTTGTCCAATAGATTTATAACCGTATTCTACAATAATATCTGCGTCTTCAATAAACATTGAGTTTCCACCCATTGTATATAAATTCATAGGATTTACTCGACGCATTACTGGATTGCCTCCAAGTACTCCACAGTACATTATTTCTTCGCCTCCAACAAGTAAATCTTCAAAAGTGCGAAGGAAAACAAAATCAAAATCTCCTTCTTTATATTCTTTCTTTAGAATTTTATTAGCTACTATTTCTGCAACATCTTGAAATTCATAAGAATTAAATTTTTGTAATTTCTGTAATCTCTCTTGTATTTCCTGCTCGCTAACAGAAGTGCCCATAACTATCTGAGCCATTTCTGATTTAATACTTTGCATTATTTGCTGTTCTTTGCGAGATATACCATCAGGATCATTAGAGGAAATATAAGCTCTGAACTCTTTACGTCTCTTAGCATATTCTCCTAGTAATAAATTTACTTTAGAGTTTTCTATGCCGACATGTTGGAAACTAGCAGGTAAAGATTCTAAATCTAGATTATCAGGATTAATAAATTTTTCAAAATCTTTAGAGCTTATAATATTAGCTCGTAGATTATAATTAACCTTTTTGTTTTTAAAATTAGAGCGAAGATTTACATCAGAGGTAAGCAAATGCTCTGCAAAGTCTATGTTTTTCTTATACCAGTGGTCAGTTTTTTCAGAGTCTGATAGTTTTTGTCTAGGGAAACTTATATATCCTTGAATCTTTACAGGCTGGCTCATAATAAATATTTATTTAAAAAACAAATCTATGAATAAAAATTAGAATCTAAAGTATTTGGTACTCTCTTTTTTAAAACTCCCATTTCTTCAAAATAAGGGTTATCTAAAAATGTTTTTATTTTAGTTACTTCTTGTGTTATTTGTTTATACATAGTAGAGTCTAGCCATAACAGCATAATTAGCGCACTAACCCTATCAAAGTTTCCATCAGGATTCCACATAATTAATTCTGTTAGTAAAGCAGGAGAATAAATAGTTTCATAAACTCTTAGCTCTGAATTCAAAGATATTTTTTCTTGTAACCAGGATTTTACCATATTTCTTCCTTCTGCATTAACTGCATTAGAAGCGTTAATACCTTTAGCTGTATTAGTTCCAGATTTATAAGTATCAGAAGATCTTAGCTGATAAGGCGTTTCTGCTAATAAATAAGTACACTTGTTTTGATCAAAGTAATTATATAAACCAATAAGGTTTTTCTCATACATACCTATGGCGTTGTAGTATAATAACAATTTTCTACATATCTCATAAAAATCTTTAGCTTCAGAGGTTCTTCCTGTATATTCAGCAACTAACTGTCTAGTTAGTCTATTCATTATAAATATACTAGGCAGTGAGTCAGTAGTAGATTTGTCCTTATCTACGACGTCGATTCCAGCTATGTAAACTCCTTTAGGAATTACTCCTTCAGGATTTTTTTGAGGCTTAACCCATATTTCTATACAGCCTTGCTTCTCATCATTTTTATTTAATGGAAACTTTCTTATAGGCCGTAAATCTTGTACAGTAACAAAATCTAATGTATTATCTTGATTAAATACTAAATGCCCTTTAAAAGAAGCATCTGTGTACTTTACATATTTTCCTCCTTCTACTTCAGCTAGTTGTTCTTTTAATTGAAGTGTAGGAAAGAATGCTCCTTCAAGAACTAGAAAAGCTTCTGAAGGAACCATAGGACCGTTAATAATTTCTGTCTGGTATACAGTAGGATCTGGTGATTTTTTAGCTTCTTGTCGTTTATTTTCTATAAACATCTTTGCTAATATCTCGTCTGTGTCTTTATTAACTCCTGTTTTAAATTCATTAAGAGTTTTAGAATATGGCACAAAATATCCTATTTTTCCACGATGTTCAAATATATCTTCAAACTCTATGCAGTTATAATCTTGTGGATTTCTAAAAATACTTTCTGCATATAATGCTGCTCTACCCGATACAAGTCCTCCTGTTCCTAGGGCCCATATAACCAAACTTTTCTTTGCTTTAGATGCTTGAGTAGCTTCA